ACGATCTTCTTAGCGTATCTTGTCATAACACCTCTTCTTGGAGTGAAGTTATCTGGGTCATACACTAATGGAGTCATAATCAATGGAACGTATGGAGCATATACAGCACCAGTCTCTAAGAAGTTAGCACCTTTGAATCCTAATAAAATTTGATTAGAAGTCATGTAAGGGTTCTTATAAACTGTGTATCTGTTAGAGATTGAACCTACAACTGATACACCAGCTGCAAATTGCAATGCATCTTTCTCAGCATTCACGTGGAATCCTGGGATTGATTCTAAAATAGTACATACATCTGGAGATGCAACGATGAAGTTAGCTCCACCTCTCATTGTTAATTGATGAATCTTGTTAGATACTTTGTTCAATTTAACACCTAAAGTCTGGAACCATGTAGATTTTTGGTATGCTAATGAAGAAGAACCACCTGTCCAAACACCTGTTTGTGCATTGTATTCTTCACCAACTGTTGCTGACCAGTAATCAGTAGTTAATGCATTAACTTGTAACATATCTAAGATTTCTAAATCGATTTCTAATGAAATATATTCAGATAACATAGAAGTTAATTCAGCTTCAGCATCGATTGAGTGGTAAGCGTTTAAGTCTTGTGCCAACTCTGGAGTCCATACAGCCTTTAATTTTCTAGTCTTAGCAACGATTGATTCGCTCTTTAACTCTAAATCAACTTCTGGAATGTTCAAGTTAGTACCACCATCTGGACCACCAGTGATTGGGTTTCTATCTTCGAAATCACCTCTGTCATAAGCAACAGGTTGTGTTTGGAATTTAACTGTACTTACAGTCGTATCATGAGAAGATGCAGATGCAAAGAAAATTAAATTTCCAGCAGCATAATCATGCTTAGCGAATGCAGGGTAAGTTGCTAAGATAGCACTATCAGTTAAAGTTACTAATTTAACCGCTTCAACATCAACGTTAGTTAATGCAGCTGCAGAAATAGTATATTTTTTCATTGCATTTGGAGTGTTACCGAAAGATGCAGAATAGTTTGCATCAAATCCGAAATCAGCCCAAGATGCAGTAGCTACTGTTGCAGTTACGTTACTTGCAGATGAAGTTGCAGCTAAAGTGTATCCATATTGACCTTCGCCATATAAACCACCTGTTGCAGCATCAGTTCTACCGAACTTAGCACCAGTTCCACCATATAAAGAATCAGAAGTTGTTTTACCAGCTTTGTTTGAACCATATTTGAAATCCATGAAGAAAATCAAACCTGAAGGTAAGTTCATTGGTTGAACACTAACGAATTCTTTTGCAGCGATTTCACCAAAGATTCTTCTTACCAATGGTAAAGCAACGCCAGACCACTCTTCTGAACCTGCAGCAGTTCCAGTTGAAGTAGCTTCTGATAATAATTGTTGAGCTTGATTCTCTAACAATACTGCCATTGAATGTTGGTCTCTTTCTTTAAGGCCTTCTAATAAGGAAGTTTTTTCCCACTTAGATTTCAAACCTCTAGTTTGTTCCAACATAATAGCTTGAGGATTTTTCGCCTCTAATAATGATTTAACATTAAAGTTTGCCATTTTGTTTATTTGTTTTTAATTTTTTTATTCAATTACTTGATAATACCAGCTAATTTTCTGAATCTATCTGCTGCAGAATTATCTTCAGCGATAATTTGTTTTGCAGGTGCAGTAGATTGTGCTGGTTTTGATGCATAACTTTCAGTAAGTTTAGTTGCAGTTTTCTTAGTTGCAGTTGAACCAATTTTAAATGATTCTGCAATTGTAGTATAAACTAATTTAACTTCTCTTACATTTTTTGTTCTGTCTAAAGTTTCAACAACCTTAGTTTTTTGTTCGTTTGTTAAGTTGTATCCTCTGAATAATTTATTCACATACAACAACTTAGCATTTAAAAGATTAACTTCGTTGATTGTTTTCTTTAAAGATGCGATTACAGCGTATGCTTCACCTAATTCTGCTTCTTTAGCTTTCAACTCAGCATTTGCATCATCTGCATCTGCATCTTCGTTTTCAGTTACTTGAGCATCTTCTTCTTCTGCATCACCATATCCCATTTCTCTTAAGATTTCATCTAAATCGATTTCATCTTCTGCTTCACCGATGTTATCAGCATCATGGTCGCTTTCGCCTCCCATATTATCTGCATCTGGTTCTGCATGATCTTCACCTTCAACTGTTGCTACCGGTGCTTCTTCAGCATCTTCGTCACCAGCCTCAGCTTCCAATTCTTTGATGATTTCATCAATATCTAAATCATCTTCTTCTTCTTCATTCATTGCTGAATCAGGAGTTGCACCTGTGATGTCTTTTTCTTCTTCTTCGCCTTCAGTGATATCAGCTACCTTTTCAGCGTTCTCATCTTCTGAACCAACTTCTGCAGAAATTGTATCAACATCTGCTGCACCTAATTCATCTGATTTTGCCGCTGAATCGAAAGCCGCTTCAGCTGGTTCTTTTCCAGTTTGACCTGAATCATCACCACCTTCACCTGCACCGATTTCAGAAGATACATCATTCTCTTGAGTTAATTTCTCTTCTTTTTCATCATCGCCTTCTAATTCTTCTTGTAATTTTCTAGAAAGCATAGATTGCAATTTCGGAGTAAATGCTTCTTCAAGAGCGATTTTTGCGTTTGCTAATGCAGTTTCTCTAACAGCTTTAGCATCTGCAATTGCTTCTTTTAACAATTTGCTATTCATCTTAATTTTGTGAATTTGCTTGGACTAATGATTTTGTGCCCAAATGATATTACTTGATTATAGGGTGACCTCATATAAGAGATGAGGTATTTGAATCAATTATAAATAAATATATAATTTTTTTAGAAAACTAAAGAAATTATTAAAAATTATTTAAATATTTGTTTTTATGTATAGTTTTTTCCCTTTGTAATCTTTTTTTAGCCGATGGTTTTGTGTATTCGGCTCTTTCTCTAAGTTCTTTTACTATACCTAATTTAAAAGTTTTATTTTTTAAAACCTTTAATGCCTTTTCTAAATTCTTTTGAGATTCTTCCGCAGAAGCTCCTCTTTCTACTTTGATAATTATGTTATTTAATGCCATAATAAAAAATAAAAAAAGAATTGGCTTATGCCAATTCTTCAATAATTTCTCTAATTAAGTTTTGTGTTTTACACCATTCTCCACATACATCAGTTCCAATCGATTCGTTTAATTGATGTTTAACTGATTCGTTTAAAGATTCCATAAACGCACCTTGAGTAGATGGGTTAGAAACAAAATCCCAACCAATCAATTCAAAATCTTCACCCACTCTTACTTTATTTCCTCCCATAGATTCTACTGAACCCATTCCTCTAGATGAAATACCCAAACGGATTCCCGCTCTTAATAATTCTTTTAATATATTTCCAGATGGAGTTGGAAGAATCTCTACTACACCAACTACATCATTACCATTCCAATAACATTCTTTAATGTTATGTGATACATTTTTTAAACTAACTACTGAAGATTCTGGATGATCTAATTCACCCATTGCTCTTCTTTCTTTAATTAATTGTTGGTATTTATCGATTTCTCTTTCTAAAATTTCTTTTGGATACACTCTACCATTTTGATTTTGTGCATCTGCTCTTTGCAATACACCTTTAACCAAAACTACTCCGTTTTCGCTTTCGTTTATCTTACCCTCAAATAAATGTGTTTCTATTAAAAGTGATTTCATTTTTATTTTACTTTTTTGATACTATACATATTACCTTTACCACTTTTCACCAATGTTTCATCTTCTCTACTAACAATTTGAGTAGATGGAGTATCCATATTTTCTGATTCTGTTTTAGCACCAGCTCTTAACTTAGCCAAATCATCGCCATCAACTTTTCCATTTTTGTTTAAATCTATCTTTTGTTGCTTAGCAGTTAATTCAGCTTCGTTCCACTTAGCTTCTTTCCAAGACTTTATTCTTTCAGAAACACCTTTCCATGTAGAATCTATTTTATTAAAAAATGCTTTTTTCTCATCATCTGTTTTAAATTCATCTGGAGAAGAAACACCATGCTTTTTTAACATAGCCTGAAAAAACGATTGATAATCCTTCTCTTCTTGAAGAACTTCACCTACTATTGCTTTTAATTGCTCTCTGGTAATTTTCATATAATAATTATTTTCTTAAGGAAGTTACATTTTTACCTATGTTTGATAACCTTTCCTTTATTCTATAAATATGGTGATTAGTTCTTTTCCAAAAATTTTCACCTTTAAGTTTATTTTCGGATTTAATTCTACCATACCATTCTAAGAATTTTTCAATTTCATCTAACTTTCTACGAGTTTCTCTGATACCCAATCCTATTTTTTGATTCGGTGTAAGTGTTTGATCCAATCTTAGTTTATGTAATCTATTTTCTTGTAAAGATGTATATCCAGTAAGAGATGCCATATGCTTAACCCAATCGGATTTATGCTTACCATCTTTTGCAAACGCAGCAGGTGTGTTATACCCATCTACATTACCGGTTGTGGTAACTTCGTTTTTAAGCTCCTCTTCTTCGTTTATTTCGGCTACTAATTCTTTAATCTTAGCCTTTAATGCTTCTAGCTGATTTGACATTTCTAATTTCCTTTAACAATTCATATGTAAGCATTAAAACTGAAACTTGCTTATCTTGATTCTCTTTTAAGAATGAATTTGATTTGAATAACTTAATCATTTCAGAAATCTTAATTTTGGTTACTTTATCAGTAATATCTTTGGATTCTGAAATTAAAGCTGTTAATGCTTTCTTTGTTTCCTCTTCTATAAATTTAGGAAACGTTGATGTATTTGATACGTTATTGATGAACTCTCTCAATAAATTCTTTTGAGCTTCATCTAAATTAGAATATTTCTTATTAAAATTCTCAATTAATAACTTATACGTTAATAATCTTAAATCTTCTGATTGTTTTTTGAACTCCTCATACAATTTATTTTGTGATTTCGGAGCCACATTTGAATGAGTTATATGTTCTAAGATAGTATTATTAGAACTAATAAAATCTCTTATTTCTATTTTTCTACCTTGAGTTTTAGATTCAAATACCTTATAGATAGAAGCCAAAACTTTATAATTTTGTAAATTAGAAGATAAAAACTTATCTAAATCATATGATTCTTTGATAGTTCTAATTAAATTATATTTCTCTTTGTTAAGTTTAGTTTCATCTAATTTCTTTCTTTCTTCAATTATCTCATCTAAGAACATCTTAGCATCATCAACTGAAGAATATTTTTCTTTAACAATTTGATTATATAATTTAAGTTCTTTTGCTAATTCTTTTTTAGAATTAAAAAACTCTTTAATAATTGATTCGGATAAATTCTTTTTTGAATTAGCCAATACCTCTTGAGTAATTTGCTTTACTAATAATTCAAATAGAATAGCCGTATTTTTAAACTTAGAATGTTTAATTTTCATTACAAACGCCTGTTTTTTTCTTTATATATGTAAATATTTACCTTTATAAATATTATATAACTTTAGATTAAGGAAATTTTAGATATCTGTTAAGATATTTTTATCGTCTAAAAGAGAACCAGTATCATTATTTTGCTCAAAATCCACATCTTCTTTTAACATATGCTTACCTTTTTTTGCTAAAGTTTTACTTTGAATCTTTTTTCTGATAGAATCTCTTAACATTTTTTCGGAATCCGATATGTGTTTTAGTTTATCAGCTATTCTCTCTTTTCTCGTTTCTCTACCAAAATTTCTAGTTACATCAGCTTTACCTAATGGATCTCTTCCAAATGCATTTTCATCAGTCCCATTATCACCTGTCATTTGAGGTCTTCCACCTTCCTTACCATTTTCAGCGCTAGTTTCAGCTTTATCTCTAACTACCGGTTCTCCTTCAACCGGTTGTTCATCGGTAGGTTGATCTGTTTCTTGAGGAGTTTGGGATTGTTGGGAATCTTCATCATATGGATCAACACCCTCCATTTCAATCTTTGTTAAACGATTTAAATCAAAGGTATCATATACAACATCTTCTCTTTGTTTTTTAATTTCTTCTTCAGTCAATTTAAAGATATTATGATAAATCCAATCATTTGATATCATCTTTAAACCTTTCATATCAGTAGCCAATCTAACTTTCTCAGCCCATAAGTTGATTTTCTCTTGCTCATAGATTGTAGATGGGTTAGTTAATTCCAATTTGAAATCAATAGCATCCATACCCTCAAACCCATTAGCTATTAAGTGAGCTATTGCTACTTGAGTTAATTCTGATATAACAACTCTTTGAATTCTTTCTATTGTTCTAGCAAAACGAATATCTTCCGCAGCCAATGTAGCTTTACCACTTACATCTTCTTCATATCCTAAGAAAGCCTTTGGTATTTTTAATGCTGCAAATAATTTAGCTTTTAAATAATCAATATCTTCAATAGCAGTATAATTCAATCCACTTAATGTATCAATTTGTGTTCCACTATCTCCACCTCTCACCGGCATAAAGAAATCTTCGGTGATATTCATCATATTGTATTTAAGATTATAATCTCCAGTCTTTTGATCTTGGAATGGAGTTTTCTTAATTTTATTGATGATTTTTTGCATATAGTTATCCACTTCTTGAGGAGGAATATTACCTATATCAATTTTAAATATTCTTTTTTCAGGTGCTCTCATAATACGATGTATCATCATCGCATCTTCCATCAAAGTAATTTGTTTCCACAATCTTCTGGCATTTTCAATCATAGCCTTGCCATATGGAAGATAGTTTGTATCGGAATACAAACGGAAGTGAGCCATTTCAAAGTTATCGTATTCCTTCTTACCTAAGTAATCCGGATCAACAGTAAATTTAATACCTGTTTCATGTCTATTAACTCTAGATGGGTCATGTGGAGATTCGGTTCTCTGAGTATGATAAACCGATTGTGGAAATACATTTACCACACCTTCTCCTTCTACTATTTCCAATACTAAAAATTGGTCTCCGTATTTACATAAGTTTCTAACCCAAGGCCATAAATTAAATTCTATGTTCATTATATCATAGAATAGATTATGCAAAGCCTCTTTTACATCATGATTAGAAGTTTTAATTGTTAATGTATCTCCGAATTCATTTTTAGTAGTTGATTCATCTGCATAGATATCTAATGCGGATGCGATAATTGGGTCTTGATCCATTGCATCATAATCCAAAAACAACTCTCTTCTGATTGTTTGATAAGAAAGTTGAGTTTGCAATGCATTATATTGATACCCAGTTTGTAATTTATAGAATCTATCCTTTAATGATTTAAGATTAGATTGCCCCTGGCTTTGTTCGGTATCAACAACTTTCGTTTTTCCATCCTCTCTCTTAATGATTACATTAGTAGCAAAGAGTTTTCTCATTCTTTCGAAAAACGAATTATTACTTTGTTCTGCCATTTTTATTTTTTATTTATTTCAACAATTCTGATAACTAAATTACCAGTTCCTTTAATTATTCTATGGTATTTATGATTTTGTATAGTAATCACCTTTCCCATTTCTAAAACTATTGGTAACTCATTATCAAATTGAATTTTCCAATTTTTTCCGTCTAAAACTAATATTTCTCTATCATATTCATCCTGATGCCACATTAGTTCTTCTTCACCAACCTCTTCTTTAAATAACCTATACTTTTTATGAGCAGTTATTTTTACATCATAGTATTTTTCCTGCATTATACAAAATTAAAAATAAATATTCAAATTTCCAACTTATCTTACCAATATTTGTAAGCCGGCTCTGATAATCCCAATTGTTTAGCATATTTCGGTAAGTTACATCCCCACCAATTAGCTGAAGTTTTATCATGCTCCGTATCACATTTATGTCTAGCTGCAAATGATTTACTAGCTTCTAAACTATTTATTTTTACTCTTAGCCCCGTAGTATCACCAAATGTTACTTTTTTAATCTTATCACCATCTTTAACATAAACATACCATTTTTTAGGCCCACCCTTCTTTGGTTTATTTAATTCTTTCTTTTCTTCTTCACTAATCATCGGTTGTGGAAAATCTAACCATACTTCCATACCCTCAAATATTCCTTTTAATCCCAAATCAGTTTTTTCAATAAACCATTTATCTTGAGCATTTTCAATTATTAATTTTTGTTCGGTATATAATTCTCTTGCTTCTTTAAACATTTCAAAATATTTTTCCGAACCATATCTAAAAATTGATTCATGAATAGGAGTTTGCATACCTTCGTGATACTTTAACCCCTCATTTACATTTGTTTTATTCTCTAATAATATTTTCATACATATAAATATTAGAATAACCATCTTATATCTTCATTTCCATCACCAATATTCATTTCATATGGATTACCTCTCATTCTTTCATTAGAAACACCCATAGAAAATCCCGTTGAGGAAATAGAATTGATAGCTACTTTGGCCAAATCCATTCTTTCTTGTCTTAACCTTAATGCAGTATCTCTTACCCATAACCCAATTGAAAACGCCATTACCAAGTCATCGTTATAACCTCTCATAGCCTCAGCTCTATTTGTAAGCCATATAAATGTAAATAACTCATCAATCAATCGTAAGGACTGAACTACAACCTCTTTATTTCTGAAATATTCATCTAATTTTGATATGATAAGAGGTCTGGTTTTAGCAGATGTTGTGAATCCCGCTACCTGTCTTCTTTCTTCAGCATTAAATTTATTTGTATATTGTTTTTCAATATCAATATATTTGTAATCCTGTGTTTGATAATAAAGATTCTGATAATTTCTATCAATTACTTGTTGAATTACCGCCCAACCAATATTAGCATTTTCTATTACTAAAAGTGCATTGTTCCACTCTGTTCCAACTGCCACTAAAAAATTACCATAATCTTTAGTTTCCATTTTACCCCTATATTCAGCAACCTGCACATTATTAACAACATCAAAAACGTGAAATGCCGAATAATCCGAACCATCTCCTCTAGCAACGTCGGCTACAACCATATAAGATTTTTCATAATCTGGGTATTCCCATTTCCAATAATTTCCATCATATCCCGATTTCTCTATTGGGTCTTTAACAAAAGTTTCTTTATACCACATTAATAATTCCGGTGCAATAACTGTATCACCGGAAGAAATAAAGTCACAATCACACTCCTGTGCAGCTAACTTCTCTCCTAATACTTTTGTTTGTTCATCTCTCCATCTTTGGTCTCTTTCTGGATGAACTGTCCAGTGAAGATATATTGGGTTAAATTCATTCGTTCCTTCTTCAGCACCAACCCATTGTTGGTGAAACCAGTTACCCACACCATTAGGAGTAGAAAGTGCTATACAACTACCACCCGTTGATAGGGCGGGAGTAGCAGATGCCCAAATTTCTACAATATCGGGAACGAATGCAGCTTCATCGACTACTAAAAGTGATAAGGCTTCAGAACGACCTGCATCAGGTGAAGATGGAATTGCTTTTACTTGAGAACCATTTACCAATCTTAATGATAACTTATTATCTTCCGCAGATGGAACTTTTAACCAACTCGGTAAGTTATCATACATAACCCTTACTTTAGTTACTAAGTTTTTAGCAACTTCTTGTTTAATCGCAATTACCAATACGTTGTAATCTTGATTGAATATCATTTTCCACAACGAAAACCCAGCCGTTAAAGTAGAAATACCCGTTTGTCTTGATTTTAATACTAAATTGTATCTATGTTCTTTGAATTGAATTAAAGTTTTTTCCTGATATGGAAATAATTCAAACCTTAATTTACCTCTTGTAGGGTGTTGGATTTTACAATACTTTCTCATGAAATATACCGGGTCAGCGGCACATTTCTTATATTCTTCTTTGATTACATCTTTTAATGTTAATCCTTTATCTTGCATTAAAAATTCTATTTATGATAGGATTATCCAATTGTTTTAATTTATTTTCATAAACAACAATATCCTCTTCCAATTCGGCCAATCCTTTATCAATATTAGCTATTTCAAGCTCCATATCCGCTTTCATTTCATCCATTGGTTTAGGTAAATGCCAAATTTCAATTCTACCATCTTCCAAAATTTGCTCATAGTGTGGTTTTAATTCCTTAATACCATCTACTATTTGTTTTCTAGCTTCATTTGCCTGTGCAATAGCTCTTCTAAATAACCTAAAATTTTTATATTCTTCGAAGATACCTAATCTTTCTGCTTCTGTATCAATTTCAATATTACAATCTATACAAAATCCAGTTTGAGTTATCAACAATTTATCGTTTGGACCGTATTTTTCTTTTTTACAATCTTTATTAGCACATCCTTCTCTTTCTCTTAAAAATTCTCTAGCTGATTGAAAAGCCTCGTGATTTTTTCCAGTTTTTAATACAAATCCTTCTTTTTGTTCATATTGATAATACTCATCTTCCCATTTCTCACCAACCTCTCTTTTAACATGAGGATTATGTTTTTCATACCCAAACGCTCTAGATGGTTCTTCACCTCTAAACACAAAATCCACCAATTCACGGCGGGTTTTATGCATTAAATTTTTCTTAAATTCTTTTTTTGCCATAACCTAATTTATATATCTATATATATTGAAAAAAATGAGATTAAGATAATTTTCTCACTCTAATTTGAATTTTTGGAGTATATCCTTCTGGTAATTTATTGTTTATTCCTACGAATTCTTCCACTTTATCGGAAAAATATTCAACTTCTAATATTCTATCAGTAAGATTCATTACAGTTTGAGAAGATGAAAACATACTCTTAGATTGTCTTCTCATATTTAATTGAGATTCTTTTGGAAAGAATTCTTTTCTCATTGCCTGTGCAATCTGAGTCCAATCCGATACCTTTTCTACCGTCTTTTCTGCTGAAATTTTTCTAATTTTAGATGAAAGATATTTTTCTCCATGAGTATATCCAGCATCGGTAAATATGTGACCATGATTAGTTCTAACAATAGGATGTTCAGTATTATGTAATTTAACATCTGGTTTATGCATTGATGTAGATTCAACACTAATCATATGTTTAGGGGATGATATGAACGTATGACCTTTCAATGATAATTTACTTGATCCTGTATATGTTAAACATGATTTAAGAGCTTCTTTTAGAGTTTTTTGAGATATAATATGTCTCATTTTATCACCATCCGGCCCAGGCTTACCTTTCTTTTTTACCAATTTTTTCTCAGCTTCATCGTGTCCAACTAACAACGCTGAATTCACAGCTCCTATTCCAAATTCATTTAATCCTTCACTCCAATCGGTAATCAAATCATGTAAATAAGCTACTTCAACACCATTAATTAATTCATGAACTATTTCCAATTTAGGTTTATAAGCTCTATCTCTATTTTTAGCTAATATAAATTTATCATTTACCTCTTTGGATACAATGATACATTCAACTAAATTTTGTTTGTCTAAAAAGTCCATTAATTTGATTATTACTACAATAAATATAAAGCTGTAAAAGTGTTATTCAAAAATATCAGTTTTTATGAAATTTTTTTCCAATAAATTAGAAAATTTTTCTTCATCATACATAACATCAAATAAGAAAGCAACTCTCGTATCACTTCCTCCATTTACAATTGTATGCTCAATTTTTTGGCTATCAAACCAATGAATAGTTCCATTATTTAATTTGGTTGAATATTCTTTATCATTTAACTTAAACCAATTGATACAATCTTTGTTTGAAACTATTGGAAATATGAATCTTCTATAATGAGACCCACCATCTTTATGCCAAAATAATTGTCCCGATGGTTGGGCAAAGAAAAGAAATATATTATCAAATTCACAACCTTCAAATATCGGTAATACATTTTTATTAAAATAATCTAATTTATCAAACTGAGGTTTTGTTCCTTGATAATTTTCCATTTTAAGGTTATCATTTGAAATAGAACCAGTCTGAAAATGTTGATTAATTTCTGATATCATTATATCAGCATCAAACTCTAATTTTGATTTATATAACTCCATTATCTACTAAATGTGAATATTCCTAAAATTTGATTTAAAGGTGCAAAAGCTCCAGTCAATTTGAATGTGTTTCCTTTGTAATTAAACACAATTCCTTCATTTGGAACTATCTTATCAAATCCACCTAATGCTTCTATTCTAGCCAACTCAATATTAAGTTTATCCAAATTCTTAGCATCACCAGTAGCTTTGATAGAATCTATTGCAGTTTGCAATCTTCCGACCATTTGTTGTTTAGCAGCATCTGGATTAACCGTCAATACCGATGTCATAAATGAAAGAACTTCTGCTCCTACTCCTAAAAATATAGTTTCAAATTTAAGAAGATTATCTTTTGTTATCTTTTGTTGGTCTTGTTTTTCTATTTTTTC